TTGGAGTTGCTCAATCCGTGTTGTTCTTCCCAGAGTATAATCCACCAACAGAATATGGAGATGGAGGAACTGGCAGACCAGATGGAGTGTATGAGAACTTAACCGTTTACAATTCCAGTAACACACCAACTACATTGAGAGTAACTGTTACAGTTGAGAACCACACTATTACAAAAGTAGACTTTGTTGATAGAGGTAATAATCTAGATGATAGTACGGCGTATCATGTTAAAAACGAGGATCTTGGTAATGGTTATATTATAGATCCAACATTGAGTCAAGTATTTTTACCAGATTTTGGGTTCACTGTCAGTGTTCTACATCAATACAATGATGATGGCACTATTAATGGAGCTCAGTATGGTAGATATGACACGATCCCATTTCAATTTTCATTACCTATTCCTCCAGAAGCCAGAGGTTCTAAAGTTTATTTTGCCTTGTGGCAACCAGATAACACTGGCGTTGCTTTTGATCAATATGGCATTTCAGCAGTATATTTTACTGGTGAAATAACAAAAGAAATTCCGTTGGGATTTGACTGGGTACAAATTGATTCAAACAATTACGTAATTGATGGAGAACAGTGGACCAAGATAGACAATATTTGGTACATTAAAACTGAACAAGGTTACAAATACTGGGATGGTGATCATGTAGAAGAAGTATCTGGTAGTATATTGGCAAGACCAGTTACCCAATTTGAATATGAACAGACAGAGAATGAAAAGAATCGTGAGATCTATATTCTCAAACCTCAGTATGTTGATAGCTTTATCGAAGAATTTAGAAAAGCTGCTTTGTATAAGAAGTCTTCTGATTTCGTAAGTAATAGGTTGAAGAAAACAGGAGTATAAAAAAGGGGGCATATGCCCCCTTTAATTTTTATTAGTTACTCAATCTTCTTCAGCAAGTCGAGCGAAGTAAGACAGAGCATCGTCATCATCATCAACAGTAGGAGACTTGGAGATAACAGATGTCACAGTCTCACGAACAGGGATCGGTTCGAACTCTTCCTCTGCTTGCTCACGTACAGTAGCACGAGGAGCAGTATTCAGAACAGTGTTCAAACGGGAATCAAGATCATCATAAGACTTAAACTCACTGTCAGCAGTATAGTCGGTCAGTTTGTATGCTTGCTTCCAAATCGATTCAAGTTCATCATCATCAGCAGACAGAGCAGCAACACGATCGAACTCACTGGAATCATAGTTCCAGTAACCAGCAACAGTCTTGATCTTCAGTTTGAAGTTAGCACCTTCCCACATATCAAAAGGATTCACAGGAGTTTCATCCTGGAATTCAGGTTGCATCGCTGCCATGATCTTGTCAAAGATCTTTTTCCCATAACGATAAAGGAAGACCTTGCCTTCATTCTCAGGATGCTTGGGATCCTTTACAACGTAGATGTTGCTGTAGTAAGACAGTTTACGTTTCTGCTTACGAGCAACCTCTTTATCACTCTCGATGCCACTATTCCACAGACCATTGTTATGAACACAAACAGGACACTTGTCACCGTTAGTAGTCAGGCAGTTCTCGATGAACCAACCACCAGGACCTTGGAAGGCATGGGAGTAAACCTTTGCCCAGGGTACAGTTTCTCCCTCGGGGGCAGGGAGGAAACGGATAACGGCATAACCGTTACCAGAAGCGTCAAGTTCGGGCTTCCAGAGACGTTCGTCGGCACCACTACTTTCTGTGCTGGACTTTTCAAGTTCTTTTTGGAGGAACTCGAAACTATTCTGGGACTTGCGCTTAAGATCTGCAAAAGACATTAGATTACCTCGGATTGTTTTGGATTGTGGTTGTGTGACCCCTCACCACCTACACATAATAACAGGGCACAAGGTCGGGTGTCAACCCCCTGTGCCACTTTGAACAGCGTCTCTCATCTTTTCAATCTTACCAAGAAGATCATCAAAGATATCATTAACAGATTTAGAACCATCTGCTCCCAACATAATAGCAGCTGTTCTCATCATCTCTGCCATTTCTTTTGCTTCAGGATCGTCACTAAGCTTTAGGCGAGCGTGAAAGATCTTCTGTTTAGTAATTAATTCTTCCAGAACATCAAAGTATTCTAGTTTTCTCTCTGGAGATAGGGCAGGGAAAGTCTGAGCATATCTGAAACATGCTTGCTGGAGACTCATCATCTCCTGTAGATCTCCTCTAACCATTTCTGATTTAAAAAATTCACTCATACCAGCATCAACTTTGCTCTAGTAGTTTTTCTCATATAATTTAGCTTCTGAGCATCATATTTGAGTTTTTCTTTTAATGGTTTGCTAATAAGTTTTGGAACAGATTCCAATTCAATTTCATTCTTCTCACAGTAAAAAATAATAGCATCGATGTAGTTCATTTTGTTTTCAAAAGCAACCTTCTCCACATCCTGCGAAAATTTCGCAGTCGTCATAAATTTATCCTCCAGATTTTCTAGCATTTTTTTCTTTGTACTCTTGAATATATCCCTGTAGCGTAATAAGATATTCTTTTTTGGGCGGAACAATACTTACTTGTGCTTCTCCCTCTTCAGTAGCTACGATTGTTACTAACTGTTTAACAGAAAGACCGTACATCTCCTGAAGCATACAGGCATATCCACATTCTTGAACGTAATAATCTTTGAGATGCTGTTCAGGTTTTTGTTTTGCCGATGTTTTAAAATCGATGATAGATAATTCACCATCAAACTCAGCAATACAATCTACTCTACCAGCAAGTTCAAGAATATCCGAATACAATGCTGCTTCTTGGAGGTATATATTATTTATACGATCCAAAACTTTCTGTGAAGTATTGAACATGAACCACGGAAGTGGCATGTCTCTATACTTGGTAGTATCAAGTTCATTATTCAAGTAGTCTTCAACAAGTTTGTGGTATCTAGTACCACGTCCTGCTGCTCTGGTAGAAACTCCTTGTGCTTTTTCATGTCCTACACGTGCTCTCCATTTAGCAAGAGAAGCTTGTTTCTTGGAGTTATTACTGATCACTGTGGTGATTGAGGGATATTGATTACCTTGAGGAGTAACATAATATCTCTTCCCATCAATAGTGATAGTGTTCATTTCAATGGGATTATCAATCACCACATGATCAAAAATTTTCATTACAATCCTAGATGAAGTTTAGAAATTAGATAGTTTTTAACCAGACCAGAACGAACAATGTCTTCAATACCATACTCAATCATAGCAAAATCCTCAGGCATATTTTGTAGGATTTTCATGAAATCAATGATGCCTGTACGCTCATTTGATTTTTGTAAATCAGATTGTCTAGCATCACCACAGAAAATAATCTTAGTATCTTGTCCACAACGAGTGATAATTGAATCAAGTTCATGGAAATTCAAGTTCTGACATTCATCCACGATGACAATAGAATTGTCTAGTGTAGTACCACGAAGGAAAGAAGTAGACCAGAAAGAAATAGTTTCTTGTGCTTTAAGATTTTCATAAAGCATTTCAAAGCTATTATCATCGGGCATTTCGAACATATATTTTACCATATTCTTATATGGAATTTGGTAAATATCTGCTTTATCTTCGTGAGTACCAGGAAGAAAACCAATCTCTCTGGTAGCTACCAGAGATCTAACAATGTAGACTTTTTGGTAAGGACTGTACTCATCCAAAACATCTTTTAGTGCTAGGTACAAAGCAACGTAAGTCTTACCTGTACCAGCACATCCGAAAGCAAAAATATTTTTTCCTTCACCATACTTCTCAAACATCATACGTTGAGTATCAGTAAGTGGTTCATTCGGAAGAAGATATTCTGGTCCGATTGGCTTTCTTCTCTTTCTTTGTTTAGCGGACATTCCTTGTCCAGGTGGTTTGTTGTTACGTGCTCTGGGCATATTTTTAAATTACCATTGAATAGTTGAACCAGGAACTTTAGATGCTCGGGTCATGATGTCGGACCAGCCAGGATGAGTTTTACTCATCTTGTTTCTCCAGTCTCCAACCTCGCCAACTCCAGCAACACCAGCGGACCAATCTTTATCCCAGTCGGGATTATCTTTTTTCCACTGTTCATATTCTACCATAGACATGTAGAGTTCTTTAGTCTCTCCAGTCTCTTTATGTTTTACGGGATAAGTAGGCATTAAATCCACTCCAATGCTTCAGCACAAACAGGAAATTGTTCCACAAAAATTTGCTTACAAGCGTTAGCAATATCCATGTGTTCTTTCTGAGTGCCATGAGCACTCCGTAAATCTATATAGTGGATCCACGAACGTACAGAGCCAGACATATAGATTTTTGTTGGTACTGCTAAAGGCAATACAAACCTAGCACATTCCTTTGCCACACCCTGATTTAAGAGACGATTATAAAGCTGTTGTGCTTTAGCAAAGTGCTCTTGAATTTCAGATTCGAGTACTAGTTTTAAATAACCATCAAGATCATCGGTAGAGTTCTGCCGATTCTTTTCATCTTGACGACGAAGTTCTGGAATAGGAATATGCTGAGACAATAGGTTAGTATCAGCATAACGTTGTGAAAATTCTTGATATGTAAATGAACGGTGACGCAGGATTTGAGCAGCGATTGCTCTATTGGTAGTAATCTCAAGCGTCATAAATGCCTGTTCAAATACAGACCAATGATTATGCTTGATACAATACTTCAGTAGTCCCGCTACGTTCGGGTTCTCCTGATTCGCTGGGTTGCTCACTCTCGCTACGTACCCCATCGTCTTCTCCGCTTCGGGTGTCACTGAGATCAGTCGGGCGGGGGAGTGATTCAAATTTGTATCCAAATCCATATGCTGCTTTTTCACGTGCTTGTACTAATTGACGGAGTTTCTTTGCTTGATACAACTCCTTTTTGATTCTAGCATACTCTTCAGTATCATACAAGTGACCTTTATCAACTGCTTGTTCCAGCCACTTGATATATTGCTTAAGAGATTGAGGTTGTTGAGGTTTCATACTAATCATTAGTCAGGGTATCCATCATCATCATTGTCACTATAACTTAGATCTTGTCCTTGGTTAGAACGAGTGGTATAGGATTCAACGTCCGAATAAATTTCGGATTTTAAACTGTCAACCAATAGCTCCAGGTTTCTAATGATAAGCTTTAGTTTGTCTCTGTCCATAGTTGTGTACAGTTTTACTAATTATACATAAAAAAAGAAGGGGTGTCAACCCCTTCAGTATTATTTCGTTCCAACTATCTGTGCTAGTTGAGCTTGGTGACGACGATCTTGTTTTTGCTTTTGCTCTTTAATAAGCTGAAGAACATTTAATTTTTTCATTTGTGCCCCTCCTTTACAAATTTAACTCCACGATATGTTTCATTGTATTGTTGGGGTTGTTGCATCATTTGCTGTTGATACTCGATACGTTTTTGGGTATCATATTCAACACCACGATATACTACTTTTGCCATTGGTTTACTCCTAAAGAAATGAGATGATTAGTCCCGTTCCTTCAGTCGGCTTTTGCGTCTATAAAACAACCTTTCTTTGTCACTTGTTTTATCTCCCACACCAAATCATTTTTTTGTTGGGGAGAGACAATATCACTACTACTAATCCTAGTAATAAGAAGTTGTGCTTGTAAACAGGTCAAAAAAAGTTGTTCCATAGATGAACGATCCGTTCCGAGTCGGCTTACTTGCGTTCGCTATTCGGGAATAGCGAATGAACGATGGTATAATTCTAC